GACACTTGCCACCGTTGAGTTCACACTTGCTGCATTTAATACAAACAGACTTGTGACTGATGGGACTGATAGGCGTTGTCATAGTTAGCTCCTTATAAGTTAGCTGTTTAACTACATATCCCATACTTCTCTAAAGCCTTTCATACTTGGGTGGCGTGGCATATCATAACCACCTTGCTTAAAGCACTGATATACAATTACTTTACCTACGTAGTTCCAAGGATGATACCAAGCTTCTTTACGAAACTCATCAGTCCACCCTTGCCCTACTCCAATCTTAAACACTAACTTTGTTTTAATATCTTTTACAACAAACCCACCCAATATGTTCTTTAAAACCTTTCCTTCTTGTTTGTAAGACCTTGATGTTGTACCTAACTCGTTAGTAAACTGTTCATTAGTGTTCTGTTCCTGTTCGTAACAATCTAATATCACAGCCTCAGCATCAGAGAACTGTTTTACTTTGAGCAAGTAACCTTCCTTTAGTGTAGACCTACCACACTTGTAAGGAGAATCAATTGCTCGTAATATTACACCCTCAAACCCTTTAGCCAAGCACTCTTGTTCAAACGTGTTCAACTGCTCTTGGTTATATATTATTACTTGGGGTACTACTGATACCCATTCAGGTAAATAAATAGATTTAAGGGTAGAGTATCGTTCTTTAAACGGTATGTTTAGAGCCGTGACCAGATCAAATACCCAATAGATAAAGTCTGGCTCACCATCATAAGAACGTAACGCGGAACTTGACGTTCTAAAATCCCCAACGGTTAGTTCACCATCAATGCCATCGGGTAGTTCTTTAATCATCCGCCTAACGTACTTATTGGGTTGCTCTTTACCAGACCGGGTAAGTGCTTTGCCCTTTGCTTTATAACAACGCAACCCATCTATCTTCGGAGAACAAAACACAGGAAAGACTAACTTGCTTGGGTCGTAATCTACTGCTAACATAGGTCGCGTTATCATTTTAGTTTCTCCCTAACGCTGTTAGTTCAACTACTTACGTTTAATCTTGATTGCTATTACTAAAACTATTAAAGGAAGAACAAGGTAACACACAAGGAATATCTGTTCATCTGTCAAAGATTGTTATCCTTTCCTTTGGATTATTTTATTTCCTTTTGAAGTTAGTTTAGATTTATATCCAGGGTACGTAGTATCTATCACATAGTAAGATTTTTTAACAGCATCCTTTACAGTAGTGTGAAATGCTTTTACACATAACTGACAATTAGGAAAATTTAGAGGTTTCTCTTTGTAAAGACAAGTATCACAATTTATAGCTACCACCACACACCAGACTCTTCATCTATATCTTGAAATGTTTCAAAGGTACTGTTAAGATTATCTGTTACGCAGAAGTGTTGCGTCCCAAGAATAGGAACAGCTAACTTCATCTGTATTAGAGCCTGTTGTAACAAGGCTTTAACATCATCCCGCTTGACCAGACTGAGTGCTTCCTGAATAAGTTTCTCGGGATCGTGCGCCTTTGCTGGTTTGGAAAGTCTTTCTTCTTTTGCTCCCTTTGATTCACGTGTTTTCTTCTCGCCTTCGGCTTGGCTAACAGCGTTAGCTACCTTAGTCGCGTCAAAATCATCTACTTCTTTCGCTTTACGCCGACTGAAAGCCATAGCTGTACGGTGAAAGCACTGGATTAGCTTCTTGTCCGCAGGAAGCATAGTTTCTACTGCTTCCCTGTAGACTTCGTTGTACTTCTCGAACTGAACAGCATCCCCAACAAACAGGATACCGATCAGAGTCTTTTGAATGTTCTGCTTCTGACTCGCGGTCAATGCGTTGTATACCATGTCGTAAAGGTCAGTCGCTTTCCTTTCCATATCGAAAGCGTCTAACAGCATCCGTTTGTAATCAGGTATAGCTGACATATTATATCTCCTTTTTAAACGAATTTTAATGATAACACGGATAAGGTGGAGCGTGCTTAAACAGTTTGCTATCCAAATGTTTACACAATCTAAGAGCGTATGTTAGGTGTGGAACAACTATCCTTTTAAACCTGGGTGTAAAAACTATCACTTGAAATCTCATGTTAAATCTCCGATGATGTGTGCGTAGTTACAATTCCACATCCTGATTGGTTCTCCTTCAAGGTTGTGTACCATCATATCTCTAAGCAACCACTTGAAGAAGAAAACAAAATGATCTTTTGAATCCCGGCAGATGATTGTCTTTTGTTTAACTGTCATATCATCACCACCCTTTTAACTGTGTTTGGATTGATGCGAGTGATGCTTGACTTGTTGTTGACGCAAGGAACTACGTTAGGTGGTGCTTGCCTTTGTCCCAGATTGTAACAGCGTGAAGTTCCTGAAACGTGAACATACAACTTAGTGCCTTTGGGTGAATGTTTCATGGTGTTATCTCCTTAAAATGTTAGTTGCCGTAGCCGTGGCCGTTGCCGTCGCCGTAGCCGTCGCCGTAGCCGTAGCCGTAGCCGTTGCCGTCGCCGTTGCCGTCGCCGTAGCTGTCGCCGTAGTCGTTGCCGTAGCCGTCGCCGTAGCCGTTGCCGTAGCTTGTTTGGCTCGATTCTCCTTTATTTATACGAGTTGGCTTTCCCATTTTGAATCCTCGCAATCTATCATAGCAATAGTGGTGAGTTCGTTGAATGTAACTACTCCGCAAGGATCAAGTACAGTCTGAGAAAGGGGGCCTTTTAAAGCCAGTTCTCCGAGACCTTTTATTGTACCCCAACGACGGATAACAGCAGCATTTTCCAGTTTGCACTGTTCACCCTCTTTCGAGAAGTAGCCAACCATACACCAACCTCTCTGAAGAATGACGATTTTTATCTTACCTGTTGGTTTGGGTGCATTCTTAACGTCTGCTTCCCTGATGTACCTGGCGTTGTCAATCATAATCGTTTTCGGATTTGCCATGATGTTCTCCCCCGCCGCTTTGCGGCTTTTGCAATCTAAAGATTGCTTTGGCATAGTTAAATAACTCAAGAAACTCCTCTCGTAGTTCGTGTAACTCCTGCTTTAAAGCGTAGATGATTTCACCCATAAGACTCCTTTATTTTTGTGTGTGTTAGTTGACTAATATGTATATTAGCTTGACTAACTCCGTTAGCTAGCAATCTTTTTTGTGAGTTTGCCATAGTGAACTCCTTTTTAAAGTTTGTGTTGGGGTGGCTCCGTTTGTAGCTAATGAAACGATCCATCTAGTTTCACGAAATCATTAGCTCGCACACTCCACTTAGGTGACTTACGGTCTATGACCGGCACTACCACCCCTCTACGCAAAAAAGGCGAGAGAGCTTTGGTAGCCTCTCCCGCCTCTATCGTGCTTGCCTACGTTGGGGCTAGATGCTGCCCCTTTCGATCACGTAGGCGTTGAAGTCGTACCCCTCACCTGTGGGCTTGTGGAGAGCCGTGCCCCGCGTTTCCGCCAGGTACGCGTCTTTGCCGTTCCGCAGAGCCTTGGGCTCCTTGAGCAGGGGCATGACAACCGCGATGTGCCCCTTCGGGACGGTCAACGTTTCCGTTTCCTTGACGACTCCTGCCTGATAGACCTTCGCTTCGGGTGTCTTTGCGCTGGCGAGCTGGGCGGTGAGGGCTTCGATCTGCTTCTGCAACTGCGCGAGTGTGGGCTTGCTCATGGTCTTTCCTCCTTGGGTGTGTGCGCTGTGCGCTGTGTGATACGGGGCAAGCGGGGCAGAGCCTTGTCCCGATGTTGAAGCCATCCTAGCACAACTAGCTCGGCTTGTCAAGTCTGGGGGGTAGGGGGTTAAGAAGGACACAGGCCTACAGGCCCACTACACGGGGGTCTACGAGCATCCATAGGGGTGTTACACGCTAGATATACCTTAAACATGCACGACATAGGGATTTAGAGTGGATTAGAACAAGAAGCAAGTACAAAAATAAGTTAATCTTAAAAAGACTTATAATATACACTTTTACATAACTTTTACAATATACGATTAAAGATTTAAAACTAAGTGACGATTATACATATAAAGATAGGATACAAATCTATAGAGAACAGGACATACTGAGAGGAGACCTGAACCAATGACCCAAGGTAAAGCTAAAAGAGATGTGAGAGGTAGTCTTTTAGCTGGTAATGATTACATCACATATCAGAAACTCGAAACAGCAAGGGAGCTTAAGCGTCCTGCGAGGGTAAACGAAAGAAGCCTGATATGGTCTACATGTTAAAATCATTCTTATCTTGGATAGGTTTAAGCCAGTCTAAACGACTCATCAGCTAGTAAGCTAGCTTGTCTTGGGGTTAGACATTAAATAACCTACTGGTACAGAACTCTCTATAGACACATACTATATATACTATATGATGAGTAAACCTCCTCTCAAAAAGACAACTATGTAAAAAGCTAGAAGAATATAAACTATTGAAAAATAAAGAAGTTGTATTCAGATAACAAATAGAAAGGCAAATATAATGACTTTCCAAAGACAACATAAAGAATATGTAACAACAGATGAAGATTTTTCTGCTACAAAATTAATTAGAGAAAAGAACCTAGCTAGAGCAAAGTACGCAAAAGAAGACAGAGATAATGAAGCAGATCCAAAACTCCTGAAGAAAGCAAATCAGATTGTAACACGTCCCATCACAAGATTATACAAACCAGGCCGCCCTCGAAAATTTACACCAACTAAACTTAGAAACAGAATCAACGATTATTTCTGCGATTGTGAAAAACGAGATAAGGTTCCTAATCTGAAAGGTATGATGTTGTATCTTAAACTTAACCCGCAGTCCGCTTATTCCTACGCAAAGTACACAGAGTTTGAAGATATATTCCAGCAAGCTAGATTGGTTATCAGTGAGTGGTTGGAATCTGATATTTACACCACCAAAGGACAAGGAGCAGCTACAGGTAAAATAGCTTATATGCAAAATTTGCAAGGTTGGAGTAACAAGACAGAAGTAGAGACTTCTCAACGAGAGATGACAGTAGAGGAAGCTAGGGCTAAAATAGAGGCAGCGGCTCCAGCTATTCTTGAAATGTTGAAGAACAATCCAGAATTACTTGCTGCTTTGCTTCCAAAACAGTTATCTTCAGATAACAACCAATTAGATGTTGTAGTAACTGAGAGCGAGGAAGTAAATGAGTAAAATATTAGAAACTCTTACAAAGAGTCTTGTAGATACTTACACCAATAAAAAAGATTATCAAGAACAGCAAGAACTAATCAAGGCTATAGAAGTTATAGCTAAGTTTCAGAAGTACAACAAGTTTGAGAGTATGTTTAGAGATGACGGGGAGTTTAGGAGAGAACTCTACAAGAAACACATGGAGTTTATTAATGCAGGTGGAAAATATAGAGAACGACTCTTTATGGCAGGAAACCGAGTGGGTAAGGAATTACCTTATTCAGCTAAAGTATTAACTAAAACAGGTTGGAAAACATTTGGCGATTTAACTCTAGAAGATACTGTATTAACACCTAAAGGTAAAAGTACAAGTTTAGCGTATATAACTGAACAAGGTGTAAAAGATATTTATAAACTTACCTTTGATGATGGTTCTGTAGCTGAGTGTGGTTTAGAACATTTATGGCAATGTATGGGGCCAACAGAGCGATTCAGAAAAACGTACACAAAAGGAAATAAAACGTGGAATAATCCCACACACAATCAATGGCAAGTAAAAACTCTAGAAGATATTATTAAACAATCTGGTTACACACCTAAACCTAGACAAAGATTTTGTATACCTATAGTAGAAGAATTAAAGTACATAGGGAGAGAGCTACCTATTGATGCTTATTTAGTTGGTGTTTTATTAGGGGATGGCTCAACTACTCAGCATTGCTGTATACACTCTAATGATATAGAAATTATTAACTCTATAACTTTACCATCTGATTGTGAGTGGGGTACTATATACCATAAACCTAATACTACTTGTAAGAGTTACTCTATAAAAGGTTTGAAACCTTATCTAGAAGAAATAGGCATGCAATATACTAATTGTTACAATAAAATAATTCCGATAGATTATTTACACTCCAATGTCCGATTAGCCGTTCTACAAGGATTAATGGATACTGATGGATACACGGATGGACACAGACATGAATTTGTTTCAGTATCAGAGCAGTTAGCTAAAGACGTTGTTCAATTATGTTATTCCTTAGGTATTAAATGCTCTTTAACTGAAAAGAAAACTATATGGAAATATAAAGGTACTAGAAAGGAGTCAAAGGCATGGCGTGTTTCTATATGGAGCACATCAGTACCTTTATTTAGATTAACTAGAAAAAAAGATAAGCAGATATTAGATGCGCAAAAGAAGAATGGAGAATATCGTATATTAGTCTCTATTGAAAAAGTTAGACAGGAACAAGCTAGATGTATTGCGCTTACAGATGAAGAACACTTATTTATAACTAATGATTATGTGGTAACTCATAATTCAGAACTTGGTGCTTTTGAACTTACTTGCCATGCTACAGGAAATTACCCCCCTTGGTGGGAAGGTAAGAGATTTACTAGACCAATTCAGGCATGGGTAGGCGGCGACACATCCATTACAGTTCGGGATATTTTACAGCGCAAGCTATTGGGGGATATAGGTGACCTTGGATCAGGAATGTTACGAAAGGATGATATCGTGGAGACTAAGACGCGCCGCAATCTACCTGATGCTATCGAAACAATCCGCGTCAGACATAGATCGGGAGGAGTATCTACGATTGTACTTAAAACATACGAACAAGGCAGAGAAGTTTGGCAAGGAACTGAGCAAGATATTATCTGGCTAGACGAAGAACCGCCTGTAGATATTTATTCAGAAGCTCTTATAAGAACCATGACAACTAACGGTATTGTCATGCTTACCTTTACACCTCTTCGCGGTCTTTCCCAGGTTGTTCTTTCTTTTATGGAGAACGATCACCAAGCAAAAGACAGCGCAAGCAAGTACACAGTTATAGCAACTTGGGATGATGTACCACATCTTTCTCAACAAGCAAAGGATGAGTTACTCCAAACTATACCAATAAACGAAAGAAAAGCTAGATCTGAGGGTATTCCTAGAATTGGCTATGGTATGATCTACCCTGTGGATTTAGATGAGGTTATAACCAAAGATATAGCAGTTCCTAAATTCTGGCCTAAAGCTTTTGCACTAGATGTTGGGTGGAACAGAACGGCGGCTCTTTGGGGAGCTTTGAACAGAGAAACAGATACCCTCTATATTTATTCAGAACACTATGCAGGAGAACAGGAACCTCTTTTACACGCCAAAGCTATCAAAGCAAGGGGTGCTTGGATACGGGGAGTAGTAGATCCTGCTGCTAGGGGGCGTTCTCAGGTAGATGGGCAGAGACTTTTCGATATCTATGCTCTTTCAGAGGAAAGAGGCGGTTGTGGTCTTAAATTGGGTCTAGCAGAAAATGCTGTAGAGTCGGGAATATACGAGGTTTGGCAAAGATTTCAAACAGGGCGATTAAAGATTTTTAAATCTTGTCCGAATTTAATTAAAGAACTATCTCTTTATCACAGAAATGAAAAAGGAGATATAGTAAAAAGAGATGACCACCTTGTAGACTGTCTGAGATATCTTATTGTTTCTGGTTTAAAAGTAGCTTCTTGCCAAATAGAACAGATAGGAATGAAAAAAGATATCAAGGTTGATTACGCGGCCTGGTGTTAGCAATTCACGAATAGTAAATGGAGAAAAATAATGGCAAATCCTAAAATAGTTATGAAAAAAGCTTTAGATTCTGATAATGACTATGATAATAGTCCCCCTTCAGAGCCTTTTATCTGCGAATTGATCTCAAAAGCCTTCACTACACGTAATTTGCTCCATTTTGCTCACTGGAACACCAAGTCTTTCTCGCAACATATGGCTTTAGGGGATTTGTACGATGATATTATTAGTGATATTGATGATATTGTTGAGTCTTACCAGGGGAAGAACGGACTTATAGACGATCTTTGCACTGATGAAGCTGAATTGACCCCTGATATAGTGAAAAGGGTTAAAGATGAGGCTAAATGGGTGGAAGATAGTCGTTCTGCTATTAGTGGAGGCGATCCTACTATAGAAAGTCTTATAGATATTCTTGTAGCTCATTATTACAGAACAATTTATAAACTAGAGAATCTTGCTTAATAGGAGATAGTCATGGGAATTTTAGATGGTGGTATTCTTGACACGTTGAAGAAGGGACTTGGTATGGGAAAAGGAGATACTACACCTCCGGCTCCTAAATTTAATCCAGTAGCTAATGATGATGTTAGTGACGAAGCTAAAGCTAAGATTATGTCTTCTCCTAAAATGAAAAAAGCAGTAAAAACTAATGCTGTCAAACAACTTCAACCTTCAGTAGCAGATAACGACTAAAAGGTAAACCTATGACTATTGACAGCAAGAGTTTAGAAGAAACAGTAGCACACGAAAAGAAACTTAAAGATCTTCGTGATGCAGAAGATGCTACTTTGCAGATTAGAGAAGATGATCCCAATAAACATCTTATAGACAAGTTATCCAAACACTTTGCTCAAGTTTGGAACAAGAACAAGGATGCTAATAGGGATATCCGAACAGAGATGATAGCTTCTTTGCAACAGTGCAAAGGGCGGTACTCAGACGCTAAACTTGCTGCCATCAGATCGTTTAAAGGTTCTGAGCACTTCATGCGGAACGCAGAAAATAAAGCGCGTGCTGCTGAATCTTGGATAAAAGATATCTATAGGAGTGATACAGATCTACCTTGGAGTTTGGAACCTACGGCAGTACCTGATCTTCCTGATGAGACTATGGAAGGTATTGTTTCTCAGGTGCAAGCAAAAGCTAGCGAACTGTCACAACAGCAACAGACTCTATATCAGCAAACAGGGGTAGTAGTCCCGGATGAGGCTATTGCTCTTCAATTGAACAATATGCAGAATCAGTTGATAGGTAATGCAACTACCGAACTTCAGCAGGATGCGTTACAGCGTTGTCGCAGGGCTGCACTTCTTATTCGGGATCAGAACGAGGAAGGTGGTTGGAACAAAGCTTTCAAAGATTTCCTTTGGTACTTTACTCGTGTTAAAGCGGGTATCATAAAAGGCCCCATTCTATCAAAGAAAAAGAAACAGACTTGGAAGAAAGACTCGATGGGTCAGTTTCAACTCACTACAGAAGATGCTCTTGTTCCAGATGTTTATTCCGTTTCTCCTTTTAATTTCTTTCCTACAGCAGGTATGACTGATCCCAATGATGGTGATATCATTGAGATACACGAACTTACCAAGCAAGCTATTACAGATTTGATTGGAGTTCCTGGTTACTCTGAAGAACGCATTCGTGCTGTACTTATCGGAATTGAGAAGGGTGAGATTAAAGAACAATGGATTAAACTTGACGATGAAGATCAGATTCGTAGAATTGAGAAGAGTGTTAAACAACAGCAAAATGTTACACAAGCTATTACTCCCATTAAAAAAGTACAGGCTATGGAACTTTGGGGAACTGTACCTGGAAAGTTTCTTATAGAATGGGGTATGGAAGGTGAAATAGATGCTGAGATGCAATATCAGGTTAATTGCTGGAAGATAGGTGAGTACGTTATTAAAGCAGTTTTTAATCCAGATAATCTTGGGCGTAAACCTTACCATGTGAGTTCTTGGGCTAAGAATCCTGCCTGGATTTGGGGTGAAGGTCTTGTTGAATTTATTAAAGATATTGAAGAAATCTGCAATGCTATTGTTCGTGCTCTTGTTAATAATGTTGGTATCGCTTCGGGGCCTCAAGTCGAGGTCAATAAAGATAGATGTGATGACAAATCACCTATCTATCCCTGGAAGCGTTGGGAGTCCACTTCAGCACAGATGAAAGATTCTAAAGCTGTTGAGTTTTACCAACCACAGATGCAAGCAGAAAGTCTTATTAATGCTTATCAGTTCTTTGGGAAACTTCTTGACGAACACTCCGTTCCTGCTTATGCGCAGGGGGCCAGTCAAAGTGGTGTGACAGCGGGAACAGCAACAGTATTTACACAACTCCTAGCTGCCGCCTCACGTTCTATTAAAGCAGTTGTGGCTAATATTGATGATGACGTTATTACTCCTTATATTTCGATGTGTTACGACTATAATATGCGTTTTAGCACTGATCCGTCTGTCAAAGGCGATGCGCGAGTTGTAGCTAAAGGCGTAGCGGGTCTTCTTGCTAAAGAACAAGCTGCTAATCGTAAAACTGAGTTCTTGCAAGTTACAGCTAATCCCACATTCTCTCAGATTCTTGGGACAAAGAATATTGGATATATGCTTAAAGAGATTGCTAAAGCTAACGATCTTAATCTTCCTGATGAAGATCACTTTGATGAAGTTGCAGATGTTATGGATAAGCAGATGATGGCTAATCTGATAGGTCAGAATAATGGTGGGGATATGAACGGTCAAGTATCTGCCGGGGGTTCTCCACCTAATTCCGCTGCTCTTAATCAAAATGGGGATCATATGGGTGCTCCCGAACTACAATCTAAAAACAAAGGAATGTAGATGGATAAAAGACTTATTAGAGCATTGTACAGGATAAAGAATTCCTCAGATGGCCCAGAATTGATGGAATATTTGGCTAATTTATCCAAAGAAAACTACAAAATATTTAAATATTGTGACCCCACACTACGAGATATTTATGCTGGTAGAGCACAAGCATTTGATGAAATTAAAGATTTTTTACAAAATGTCGATATACTGAGTATAGAATCAGCAAAATTAGACCCATCTGATTGGAGTCTGTAACGATACCTTACCCCTTCGGGGGCGGTAACGTATTTTTGAATAGGGAGTACCGTTAAGTCGGCCCCGGAAATGGAGCAACAAATGAGTAAATCAGAAAATGATACACAGACCCCATCGCAGGTAGATGAGGCCGCAGAACTGGCAGAACAACTTTACAAAAAGATGTACCCAGATGCAGAGGAAGAAAAAGAAGTACCAGCAGAGACACACTCTGAGGATGAACCCGAAGATACCTCTGACGAAGATGAACCGGACGAAGATGAGGAAGAAGAACCTGAAGTAGATCCTAAAGAGTTGAAGAAATGGCGTGATCGCTACCTTACACTCAAAGGGAAATATGATGCTGAAGTCCCACGACTCGCATCTCAGGTCAAAGACCTCATGGAGAAGGCCACATCTGGTACTCCTAAAGAGAAAGTAGAACCAGACGCCAAAAATGAGATTGATGAATTTGAAGAGGTTTATGGTACAGACTTTGTGAACAAGATTCGCAAAGTAATAGACCAGGAAGTACAAACCAGAATACATCCTGTTACCGAAAAAGTAGACTCAATTGCTACTATGCAGGATGAGGCAGCTTCAGAGAGTTTCAAATCATATTTGGATGACAACGCAGTAGGTTGGCGAGATCTGTGGGATGGAAAAGACAAGGGGTTTATAAAGTTCCTTGGACAGAAAGATCCTATGGGTTTAAATACATATGGGGAATATCTTACGCGATTCAATAATGATTGGGATGCGGAAGGTATGACTAAGATTTTTAACATTTACAAAGAAAATAAACCAACTAAAAAGTCTAACGATCTTTCTAAAGAGCAGGAAGCTATGATAGCACCTTCAAGAACCAAATCTACGAACACACCAACAGCAGGTGAGAAAACGATTTGGACTGAAGAAACTATGAAACAATTTGAGTCCGATGATCGCAATGGTAAATACTCTGATGAAGAGAGCCAAGCAAAATGGGCTGATCTTTTAGCTGCTGCCTCCGAAGGTCGAATTAGACGTTAATTTATTAACGGAGGAATACTACTATGGCTGTTTATCCTGTCGCACCTGGCAATCCCGATTATAGTTCAACTGGGACTAATGCTTATATCCCTGCTATTTACTCTGCCCTTCTTATCAAAAAGTTTTACCCCGCAACTGTTTGGGGTGAGATTTCTAATACCTCTTATGAGGGTGATATTAAGGCTTCTGGCGATACCGTTTATATCCGTACTCGCCCAACGATTGAAACCTTTACCTATAAAAAGGGTATGGTTCTCCCGGTTCAGAATCCTGAATCCCCTTATGTAACTCTGAAGATTGACCAGGGCGAAGGCTTTAGTTTTGCTCTTGATCGTGTTGATGAGTTCCAGAGTGATATCAAACTCATGTCTACTTGGGCAGAAGATGCTTCTGAGCAGATGAAGCAGGTTATTGACCGCAAGGTTCTTTCTCTTCTCTCTCGTGGTACTATCAGTGGTGCTTCTAATGTAATGGCTGGTTCTTACACCTCTCTGCTTGGTACTGCTGTTACTCTTGGTACTTATGCTTCCCCGGCTACCTCTATCTATTCTGCCACTACTGCGACCTACGCTTCTCAGCTTCTGGCTCGTATTCTTACCTATTCGGAAATTCTTGATGAGAATAACGTTCCTGAAGAGGATCGTTTCGTTATTCTCCCCCCGGCAGCTATTCAGGTGCTCAAGCAGTCCGATTTGAAACTTGCTTATCTGACTGGCGATAGCGCGTCTCCTCTTCGTAATGGTAAAGTTGGTATGATTGACCGCTTTAAGATCTTCTCCTCGAACAACCTGGATCGTAAAGCAACTAATCAGGCTGGTATTATCTTCGGGCACAAATATGCCACCACCTTTGCTACCCAGATTACTGAATCTCGTATCATTGAGAATCCGTTCTCTTTCGGTAAGATGATGCAGGGCCTCCAGGTCTACGGAATGTCCGTAGTGAAAGCTAATATGATTGGTGTTGACTACCAGCAGGTTAGTGCGTAAGTTGACAAAATGGGGAGGGGTTTATTCCCCTCCCAAACTTTAATAGATTAAAAAGGAGATACAATTATGGCCGCTTTTGGTGCATCAACGGTTACTGCTACTGAAGTGAAAGGTCGCTACGCCTCTTCTGCGACTAAATTTCAGAAAGTCTATGCCCGAACTTTTCAGTTCACTATTCCTGCTAGTGTTACTGTAGCTGCTGCTACTCTCACTGGTCTTACTCTTCCTCCGGGTTCCTTTATTCTTGGGGGTGTGGTTTCCCCCTCGCAGAGTCTTGGTTCTACTACTCTCGCTTTTACTACGGTAACTTCTAATGTTATCTTTAGTGCTGCTACTGCTTATACGGCGGAAGCTGCTCTCACTAACAGTATTTCGCTTTGTGTCCCCTCTTCGGCAACTGCTGACGATACTGTAACCTGTACTACTGCCGCTGCTACTGCACCGGGTACTGATACCGTTGTGACGGTGACTTTGTTCATCGCTCCCTTTGGTAAAGAAACTCCGGCTTATACAACCTATAACAACTAAGTTGTACTCGAAGGGGAGGGTTTACCCCCTCCCCAATTTTTTATCAAGAAAGAGAGATTAATCCATGCCCAAATTTATGCGGAGACTTGGAACAGAGTTATGCGGACCTTTTGATGCTGATATTTACAGCAACAATAGCGAAGAATACGCTGTGTTCAATACTGAAGAAGAATTGCTTGCTAGTTACAAAAAACTTGATGTACAGAAAGAACAAAAAGATATCTCGTACAAAGATCATATAGCTAACAACCTGGTTATGAAGGAAGAAGATAAAATCAATTCTATTAAGAATGCAATAAAAATTCTTCCTCCTAATCTGTTTATAACTTACCAGGGTAGAAAACAACCTAAACTTTCTGATGTTGAAGCACTTGTTGGGTTTAAGGTATCTGCTGCTCAATTGAAAGACGCTATGGATGAGGTATCTGATGAATCTGAAGCAACTTAGAGAAGAGGCTTGGGATGTCGCTCGTGAAGTATCCGAAGTAGATTCCCAACGTCTTTGGTCTACTAAAGAGATGAACAGATACATTAATCGTGTCTATCGTTATATCGCTAGAGAGACAAAGTGCATCAGAGATGCTGCACCATCCGCTATTACTAGAATCTCAGTAGCACCTCCTGCTAATTTAGGCGCGCTAGAGGCACTAGCTGCAACGGATGATTATGCTGTTCAAGATCTTGCATATTTTAACGATGTTAATTCCTGGTTGTATCTAACTCTTGTAGCTCCTTACGTTTTTCCTTTGGATGATAGAATTCTAGATATTGACGAGTGCAAATGGACTTCTAAACAGTGGAGATTGGTTAAAGTATCTTCAAGTAAATGGCAAGTTAATCCCTGGTGGGAACAGGTATTGGGGATGCCTACAGAATACAGCACAGATTTCTCTAATAAGACTATAGCAATAAATTTTAGAGCTACGGATAGTGATACTTTGAAACTTATTGTGCGTAGACTTCCCCTTAATGATTTGGTAAATGATACGGATAGTCCAGAATTTAGAGAGTCTTATCATGATTTTATGTTGAACGGTATTCTTTGGAGGATGTATTCAAAGCAGGATGCTGAGAGTATAGACCTTGAGAAAGCTGCGCAATATTACAGTCTTTTTTTAAGTGATGTAGATGAGATTAAACAACAGGAAACTATATTGGATCAACGCCTGAAACCTAATTTCAGCATGGATGCTTTCCGATAATGACTGTTGTAATTAATAATAAAGCATTTGAAAAACCAACAGGGGAGAATAAACTTCTTGAGATCTTCTATTCTTTTAGAGGAATCAATAATGTTGATGACCCTGTTAATGTTGGTGCGCCTAATGAGCAACCAGATACTGTTTTTTATACGGAAGCAGTTAAGTTGGTTAATGTAGACCCCTCTAATAGAGCGGGGGTCACACTTAGAACTGGTCGAATTAGTAAAATATCTAGTGCATTAATACACTCAGGTTGGAGTAACCCATATAATCCATCAGAAGGCTATTTTGCAAGTGGATCATTATTGTACCACATGGATGTTAACGAGAATTTGAGTATTATAAAATATGATCTTATCCCTGGGCGAACTGTTGATTTTTGTCAAGTAAATGATGTTATTTATTATACTAATGGACTTCAATCGGGTATTATAGAAAAGGGTATAGACACTACTTTATTTATCCCTAGTTTACCTTTTAAACAACACATGGTAGCTGGTTATTTTCCTACGTTTTATAATGGAAGGCTCTATGTTATGGTTGATGGTTATCAGATGAATGATAACACATCTCTAATATGTTCGGATTCATTGGATACTCCAGGCGGTATTGAGAGTATGGATGAACGATTTAATATAGTAGCTAACTTTGAAGGAAAAGCTACTATGGTATTTAGAGTTGATAACGGTTTATGGATTGGAACAGATAGGGAAATATTCTTTCTTTTTGGGGATGATGCTTTATTTGAGGAACATTCAAATTGGTCTGGTAATAGTTATCGAGGTGGGTATAAATCACAGAAATCTATAGCACCCTACGGAGTTGTGTCAGGGACAGTAAGACCAATAGAAGGGGAACTAACTAGTATTGAAAATTTGAAAGGCAATTGTGGCATATTTATGTCTAATCGTGGTATTTGTATTTGTGGTCCTGATGGATATTTTACTAATCTTACTCAATTTACTGCTGCTTTAGAGTCAGGTACAAAAGGAACAGCGATAGTTCGAGAAGATAAAGGGGTTGTCCACTATATTTGTTGCGTACAAAATCCGCAAGATGCATATAACCCCTGGAGTCTTTAATGGTTATTCCTAAAAATAATTGTTAGTAATACTCATAAGGGAACGTAATTTAGGAGGTCTACCATGTTGAAAATTTATTCCGACGCTGCATGTACTCAGGAAGTTTTACCAACTCAATCGTTTCCCGGTACAGGGGCACAGACCTCTTTTACTCTGACGGCGTTTCCAGGGGCAAGTCTTCAGAGTGTGTACTATGAAACTCAGGTGAGCCAATCAGGTGTAACTTTTGCCTCCGGTGTTGGATCGGGGTTTTCCGGGCTTACAATCAACGCTCTCATCGGCCAAAGGGTAATCCATAACGGTACTTTCCGTGGGACGGTGGTGAGCAATACGGCTACAACTGTCACCATTTCCGACCTGACGTATACCTATGCGACAGGAACGACTTGTATCATCAGTTCCTACGCCAAAAAGGTGCTGAATACGGATTACACGGTTTCCGGCAATACAATAATGACCATGAGCACTACACTCACTTCTTCGCAGAATATTCACTGCATTCCGGTGGGTGTGTTAGCCGTCCCATTCGGCGGTAATCAAGGGGATACGAAAACTTCCGCGCTTCCGTTCTGGCTGAAAAGATCACCTCTGCCGGATGGCGTGGATAAAGACTACAACAACATCCAGGTACAATGCCTCGATCTTTCACAGACACAGGCGTCTTTGGCGCAGGCAAGCGTGACATTTGCAAGCGGTGTCGGCTCGGGCTTTTCAGGCCTCGTAGCTGGTACGCTCATCGGCAGGGCGCTGACTCACGGCGGGACTTACAAAGGGACGGTGACGGCGAATACGACTACGACCGTCACGATTTCCGATACGTCATACACCAATGCTACTGCTGCATCTGCAACCCTGTTCACCGTGGGAAGTGCGGAGTTTGCCCCTGATGTCTCCGGTTCTCCCGGTACTTATGTGAAAGTGCTTCAGCCTTCCGCGATCACCACGAATACCGCGGTAAAGTTCTGGATGGATGACACAATCATCGTCCCGGCATCAGCCATGAACTACCCGAACAACGTAATTAACGTTTACGCCCTGGAATCGATCTCGGCGTAAAGAGGAGTACATTATGGGACTCATTCAGCTTATCATCGTTCTTGTCGTCATTGGGGTTATTCTCTGGCTCGTAAACACCTATCTGGCGGCGTACATCGACGTTAAAATCCTCAAGATCATCAACGTGGTTGTGGTTATTCTGGTGATTCTCTGGATTCTGTCACTGTTCTTCGGTCCGATCGGCAGTATCGGGAATATCCACGTCGGGAGACAATGAGTGAACGTCATCACGTTGCCCGATGGTTCGGTGATTTACGATTACAGCGGGGATCAACCGGCTAATCAGCAGGATTTTAATGCCTTCACGATGAAGACGTTGAATACCCTGTTCCCGTCTGTAATCGGGACGACTTCCACGTTGACCAAGACCAATACCAAGATAATCCTGAAAGATTCCGGTGGCACGGTTCTCGCCTATTTCCCGATAACAACTCCTGATGTGCCGGGGGAGGGTTCTCCGTTTTCGGTTGTTCGCAATCAGGCGTTTTTTCTTGATAGTAAAGTCTTTGCCACGTCCGAATATCTCAATGGCTCCAGCACACAGCGTCTGATTACCAACAGTGACAATTCCGGGGTGAATTGGGATACTCCGGCAGTAATTCCAGTATTTCACAATGATACAGGAAGTCACGTCTGGTCTACCGTAATCGGTTTTACGTTGGCGGGTAACTCGATAATAGCATCCACGAATGATCCCGGCGCGGAACTCGGGGATTTCACGCCCAGATTCTCAACGGATTATGGAGCGACCTTCAACCCCACGTCTCCCACATATCCAGGTCTTTATCGTTTCAGGTGCAGCGACGGTAGTGCGGTGTACCTGTGTGACAGTGATCATGTAGGCACCCTGCGGACTATTGTCAAAATCGAATCAAGCGGAGCGGCTACGAAGTACACGGACGTCATCCCGCAGATCGATGGAAACACCTATGCGCCAATGGGCATGGCTGCAAACGGCGATACGGTCATTGTCATACTCTCGTATTACGACAGCGGGACGGACACGACCTATCCCGCTTACGCCTACTCAAATGACGGAGGAGCTTCGTTTACCACTCATTCGATCACCTCTGGGATTAACCCGGCATCTCTTACCTTCTGTAATGGGAATTTCATCTATTATGACTCGAATAATTATCAAACGTATCTTTCACCTACCGGCATAGATGGCAGCTGGACGGCCGGGAGCACACTGACCTTGAATTGGGACTCTCCCCCCACAATCATGTATGGAATTAGTAAATATATCTATTACGGGCAAGTTTGGGACGAGACGTGGCCGACAGAATCATACGCAATGTACGTGAGTGATGATGGCCTGACGGGATGGACTCAAAAAACTGTGCCGGTTGGGGCCAGTCCCGTTGCCAGCGTTTACGATTCAGCCAATGATGTGGTTATCTTCCAGGACACAACTGATGCAAACAAGGTCACACGGTTGTTCCCCGATGGTCACTTGGATTACGTTACCTGTTCTACCGGCGGTGCGGATGTCCCAGGAGACCCATTGACTATTCCTCCGCTTCCTCCTGGATATCCTCAACCGGCTTTACCCGAATTAACACTGGTCTGCGCAGGGGCGATTCTTGACGTGACGGCTCCACCTCTACAGGCTTCTTTTGAATACGGGATGCTCGATGTAACAGCGCCACCTCTTCCGTATCAGAGTACTGGTTGTATGGTTGAACAGATAGGAGTGAGCGTTCTCGATCTCGATTTGATGGTTTCCAGTGCGGTGGTGGAACAAATGGGCCAGCCGATAAGCGTAAAAGGGTAACGGATGGGTAATCAGAAAATCACATTAATTGGAGATACGGCGAGTGATTATATTGGTCACGCCATTGCTCTGATGCGGAATCTCTCTTTAATAGGGGGGAAACGGACAGTAGTAATAGACCGGGCGCTTATTATGCTCAAATCGGGAAATGGGGTTGATGAAATAAAAATACAAACATCCCCACGGTTCAGTATTTCATTTGACAGTACATATTATTCGTTTTATGATTCAGTCCCTTCCGAGTTTCCGTTAATTCAGGATAGAGCTTTCTCTGGGACTCCCCCGGTCTGGCCGGACATATCGGGCGAAGGGTACATAATCCCGGATTATCTCGGTCTGTCTTTCAGGTCTTTGGCGGACAATGCAGAGAAAAGCCGACTGACGTTCTCTGTTCCTTTCGTTTCTTCCGGGTTTTCGGATAACCTTGAGTACATTCAGCAAATGGATTCTTGCCTAGTGACCGCACTGTTCGACGGTTCGGTGAATACTGCGGTCAAGTTTGACGGAGCCGGGAATGAAAACACGGTGACAATTCCTAATTCTTTTCAACTTGGGGCTTTCCTGACCTTTAGGGGTCATTATCCTTGTCTGTTCGATGATGATATGATGATGTTCTACCTACAGGATGGAACGCGGAGAGGAACGCTCTATGGCCTCAAGAATGACACCACTCTGACTGCTGTTGACGTTCCTACCTTGTCGGATGGGGCGGTCGTCTCCCAAATGCCTTCATGGGGCGGGTATCTCAGGACAAGTAATTTTTACCGGGCGATAAGCTCTCCCGATGCCAAACATATCTATCTTGTCAAATCATTCATCCCGGTTTATGCCGTGGTAGACAATGAAAACTCCGTAAGCAATGCCGCGTCTGTGAAAAATACCGTTTCGATCACTGTGGAAAAAAGATTGAAAGCGGATATGTCGCTCATATCGACATTCAACTTAGCGAACACTTCTGCGGCATTCAGTTTTTCATCAGGAGTCCATAACTGGTTTTATATCCTAGACGGGGCGATAAACTCAGCAGTAGGGACTCCAGAACTGGTATATTTCGCCTGTACGGGAGGGACAGTGCTTGTTGGACCCGATGGCACGGAATACCCTGTTTTGACCGGGAATATCATCATCCAGGGCTATAACGGGACTCACTACATCAACCAGGCTGAACCGATTATCCTCTGGCTTGGCGGTACGACTGCGGCTGACGCTCTAGCCTGTACGGGATTCGATGCTGTGGCGCTCCAAATTTCTTCTCAAGACCCGTCGATGACTCCTTCGACTTTGCCGAATGTCGCTGATTTCGGATGCAGAATAGACTGTATGGGTGACTCAGATACGGCGCTTATGAGATTGTTCACCGGAGGCTACGACTCTACTTACCATATCCCGACGGTCTCTGACGGACCTCTGGTGCAGTGTAAAATAGTTGACAATCGCCCGGTTTTGGTACAGATTACAGGAAATGTGAATTACGAGTTATTCAACAGTTGAGAGGATGAAATGATTTATGTCGTAACTCCGACAATCCAGAAGAAATCAGGGATAATCGAAACGATTGTCCCGATGATTAGCGTTCGTGGCGCACTATGCGAGACAGCGGTGATTAACCAGACTGTAAAAGCAGGATTTGTAGAAATGACGGCTATCCCTGTCCAGATTCTAACTGGAACATTGGATATTATCTCGATTGCCGTAAAAATCTTGGCAGGAACGATTGATATTTTGACCCCCTCTCCTGCGCTTGCTCCTGTATTTAAAGCTTTTATAATGAACACTAGGACAGGTGGTGTTGCAACCTACACAAATTTCCCTTTTTCTTCTATCTTTGCTATTAATAAAAAATATTATGGTGTAATTGACGGTGCAGGTTTATATGAACTTACAGGGACTAATGATGCTGGTGTAAATATTGATGCTGAAATAGAATCCGGTGTTTCTAACCTAGGTAGTGATAAAACAAAATCACCTATTGATGCTTGGTTAGAGTTGAGGGGTTCCGGTAGTTATGAATTTGTTACAGTGCACAACGAGGATTTATCAGATATAGCAACATATACAGTAGACGGGGATAATGATTTTAAACACGGGTTTAAACGTATTAAGTTATCTAAAGGTGTACAAGGAACGCACATCCAAATTAAGTTTAAAAATGTTGACGGTTCCAATTTTGATTTACAAACCATACGCGTAATGGCAGCTTTATTTAAACGTAGAAAATACGGACGATAGTAGGGAGAACCTATGCCTAGTTCAACAGACGTAACCCAACAAGTTAATTCGTATATATTAGCATTTCAAAGTCAAGTTGTGAATGCTATTAATGCTGTGCAATCAGCAGCTACATTACCGTATTTATCTTTCTTTGATTTTAGTAATGTAGTACCCCCAGATTTAACCACTATTTCTCCTATTGATATCCCTTTTACCAATGTAAGACCTATATCTTTGGATTTATCAAGAGAAAAACTATCTATTTACAATTTAGATAACTTACCACAACTCAAATTAGCTACAGAAGATATGGCTAGTTTAGACCAAATATCTACAGATGAGTTTCAAGCTTTTAATGCCCTGGTTATGGATTTTATAACTTCTGTAGGTCAAAACATTTCTCCTGCCGTACAAGATGCTATTTTTAACAGTGGTATTGAAAGAGCAAGATTAGTTTACCAAGATGCTCTTGATATGGCTGGTGCTAGGACAGGTAGTAAAGGTTTTAGATATCCTAATTCTATGACTAAAGCATTTGAAAAAGAAGTAACATATAATTATACAAACCAACTATATGATGTTAACAGAGAGATTATAAAAACAATGGGGGATCTTGCCCAAAAGAATATAGCAATGGCAGTTAGTGCTGGTGTTGAAACTAATAAAGCCCTAACTGAAATAGCCATTAAAAATCTCACATATCTTCTGGAAGCTCAAAGACTTGTTCTTGATAAGTTTAAGGTAGAACAAGAAGCTTATACTGCGCAATTCAACGCACAGATGCAAGCTATTATAACTTCTATTGATGCTCAAATTAAAGAAGCAACTTTTAATTTGGAAAAACAAAAATTAGATTTGGAAGCACAACGAGTAACAGCAACAATTGCTATAGAATTTGATAAGTTAGACCTTGAAATAGCAAGAGTTTCTAAAGAAATTATTATAGCCGTCGATAAGTTACATTTAGAAGCTTGGAAAGAGAATGCTAATATACTACTTGAAAAAGGTAAAGCTGTTATTACAGAAATGGTGCAGGCTAATCTTCTTAAAATGGAAGGGTTAAAGAGTATTGCTGAAACGTATTCCAAACTTATGACTTCACTTTCTGCACAATCTGTGTCAATAGTTACTCAGAGAGCTGCAACAATTGTATAGGGAGACTACTATGACTGGAGCACAACCTTGGCAGATGGCAGAAGGAGAAGAGTTAGGATTTAGTCCTCGGGGTTCTGCTCTTCCTAATACACCTAGATTCACTAATTTTACACCTACCCAAAATGCCTTTCCAGGGTATAATCCACAACCTAATTTGGGTGGGGGTGCGCCTCCTATAAATCCTGCTGTTACTCCTTCGATAACCCCAAACAACAATAACTGGGGTTATAGATTAGGGCAACGATATGCCCAACCTGGAAAGATAATGGGTGGTTTAGGTAAAATAGGTACTGGCATGGCTGCGGTTGGTATTGGCAATGCGCTAACCCCTAATGTGCCTAATACTGGAACTTACGAAGATCCCAAAATGTTGGGTACAAATCTTAGTGCGGATACTGTATCAAATACTCTGGGAGGATTAGGCCCTTGGGCGCAAGGAGTAGGTAAACTCTTAACAATTGCCCCAATAGTAAGTGGGCTTGCTAAACGAGCAGGTTATGCTATGGGTGGTGGTGTTTCTGCTGGAGACATGGCAGCAACTGACAAAAGATTAGCAGATGCGTGGGCTAAGACGCATTCTGTTGGTAAGATTCTTGCCGAAGCCGGGGAACCTTTACCAGGAGTTATGCCAGAAAACCCTGCTCTGACTACGCCTCCTGCTTCTGGTTCCGCCGAAGATTTTCTCGCTACCAGGGGTATACCAGAAGTCAAGGATTCTCTTGGCCGGGTCATACCTCGTTCCATCCCAGGCCAACCTGTGCCTACCGGCGGAGGATATATTACCGATGACCGAGGCATCAGACATGATTTGCAGAGTGTTGGCGGTTCAGCGAATACGAATGTGCTGAATCTTCCTGATGATCGAGCGGCAAGCGATTTTAATCCTAATGGTACTGCGAAATCAAAAATACCAGCAATCACGTTTAGTAATCCAATTACAGATAGAAGTAATCCCGCTTATAATATGATGCAAGGTGCTACAGATAATCAGAACCAGATAGAAGCTTTAAATACTGCTATTAGACCCTATGCTCTTGAAGAAATGTCTTCTAAGAGTGCTATGCAAAGAGGAGCAGCAGCAAATTCTGCATCTGAGGCTAAAAATAGGGGTGCTCTTACAGAAGCTAATAAAGAACATCTATTAGGGCAAGCTCAGTATTTTAGGGAGCATGGTAATTATTTTGCTAATCAACCGAGTAAGCTTGAAACTAGAGAACTACAAAATGAGCAGATGAAACATGACCAAGCTATGAAGGCTGCACTTGCTGCAACTAAAGATGATAGTACCAAAAATTTTGACCAGGAATATTATAAAGCGTACATAGCACAAAAAAATGCAGAAGCAGGGATGAAACCAAAACAAGTACAAAAAACACCTGCTGTAAAAGGTTTCTTTGGTGGTGTTAAAACTCCAGCTACTTATGAAACTGAATGGGGTAATCCACAAGATGTAGCATTGCAGAATGGAATATCTCCTGCTGAGTTACAAGAATACTATAGGATGCATCCTGAACTTCAATCTAAATAATATTTCCATTATAAAGGAAAGTGTTATATGGCTTTGACTCCTGAACAAATTTCATATTTAGATAGTTTACATGGAGTACAATCTGCTCCTGCTGAAGCATCTTCAGGTATGGGTGAATTAGGTAAGTCACTAGGTAGGGGTGCTTTAAGTATACCTACAACTATACTTAATGCTGCTGCTGGTGTTACAAGAGCTATAGGTGGAGGCCCCAATAAAGTATCTAATGCTATTGTTGGAGCTAGGGATGCAGTAGACCAGTTTGGTCAACCTCTTGCTGAGAATGCTCAGTATGCTCAAGAACATCCAATACAAAAAATAGCACAAGGCGCAATTGAAGGTGGTATGCAAATACTTCCTTCTCTTATTCCTGGCCCTGTTGGGCGTGCATATGCTGCCGGTCTTGTTCCTGCCTTTGCTGGTTCTACTCTTGAAAAGGGTTTAGAGAAACAAGATACTAATAACCCCGAAAGAACCGAACAGCAGAAGTTAGCAAGAGCAGCTATACCTGCTGCTGCTGAAGGTGCCCTGTTGCACTACATGGGGCCTATTGGTGAGAAGTTAGGGCTTGAGTCTGGTGCTGGTCTAGTAAAAAGTGTTGATGTTCTTAACAAAGGAACTGCACCTTCTTTAGTAGGTCAGATTGCTAAACGTGGTGCTTTCGATACTGGATATCTCACTGGGATGGGTAAAGCCGTTGGGGGTGCTGAAGTAGCAACAGGTATTCAAACACCTGATGAATACAAAGAAGGAGTTAAACCAGAGAACCTAATGCTTGAGATGGCTACTAATCTAGGTATGGGTTTGGGGTTCGGAGCACTTCATGGTGTTCAAGCTAAACAGCAAGCCAAAGCTTTACATGCAATGGCAACTAATGACATGCCAGGTCAACGGCAAGTTGGCTATGATGCTATAAGTAATCTTCTTGAGCAGAAGGGTTATAAACCAGAAGCAGAGAACTTTAAGAACAATATGGGGGATCTTGAGAATCTTAGAGCACAGTCTGTGGCTCAGGGGGTAGATCTTTCTAAAGTACCCAACAATCCTCTCTTGCACGTTAAGGATTATATAGCAGATCATATTTCCCTGTTAGATAAACCTAAGTTGGATAATACTATTGATCCTGTAAGTATACTTGGAACTGATGGAGGAATAACAAATGATAAAGAAAACAAGCAAGGGATTCAAAGTAACCTCGGAGGAGGGCAAAAACCTATCCTCGGACAACCTCTCCAAAGCAGCAGCGGTGAAGCGGCTTCAACAGGTGGAATACTTCAAGCACAACAAGGGGAAAGGCAAGCCAGCCCTAGGGGAAAAATAAGAGAACTATTTGACCCAGTTGCTAATGCTCAAGGAATAGTAGATGCAGATAAGTCTGGCACTCCTCTTCTTACCCATGATGCTACCGGGCCTCTTGATATGCTTACTAAGACCATGCTTGCTAATAATAAGTATATTCAACAGGATGAGTATGGCTATCATCCTTCAGATAAAGCTGTTGAAAAAGCACAGTCTATTCTTGATAAGCACACTAAGAATCAAGTTAGTACCCAAGAGAAATTAGCAACTCCTGAAACACGCCCTGTTCTTAGAGATGAGGTTGTGGGAGAAAGACCTACGGGAGAAGCAGCCCAAGAACTTAAAGTAGCAGCTTCTATGACACCGGCAGAGTATGTCCAACACGCTACAGGTAGAACTATAGAACAGAACTTGGCTCTTGGTGGTAAAACCGCTGTAGATTCTTTGTTAGCGGCTCATCAGCAAGCTGTCAACTTTTATAAAAAACCAGAAACAGTTATCAAAACATCGGCAGAGAAACCGGCAACTATTGAACCTGAACCTAGAGAAGCAGAGCAGACGGCTAAAGCCAGGGTTGCTACGGGAACTTCTGCAAAACCAAATGAGGAAATTCCTGTAAAGCCATTTATAGCAAATGAAAATACGCCTATTGAAAAATTTGTAGATCATATAACTAAAGGCACACTTGACAAAGATTCGCCGCATAATCAACAATATTATCAGAATAATACTAGTAATATAGAAGCAGAACTTCAAAAAAGAGCTGCCACGGGGACTATTAAACCAGAACCAGTGGGTAAAACATCAGCGGATAAACTGGCAACACCCTCAAAAGAGGGTAAAATAGAAGGTAAAGACTTAGCTGCTTGGGGTAGAGAGAATGCTAAAGACTTGTATCAACAATGGTTTAAAGCAGATACTAAAGAAGGTAAGATAGCAGCTAGAACAGAACTAGAGAAAGCTTATAAAGAAGGTAAAACGGTTCCTGTTGAAAAACCTATAGTAGAAACTAAGACACCTTCTACAGAAGAAAAGATAAAGACTCCTAAACAGTGGAGAAAGAAAGTAGATAATATTGATAAGCTTATCAAAGATAAAGAATTTGATTCTTATCAAGAGATTAATAAACTTAAAAAAGAAGCAATGACTAAAGAAGAGGGTGGGGAAGGT